TTCCTCGATGCTTTTTGGTTCGGCACTATCCGCATAACAAATAACGCCGCTTTCAATATGCTTTGCAATTTCCCCGTTCATCATACCAGTGCGGTAAAGTATTTGGTCGATGTACCTTTGGCCATTAAATAGGTAAATGGCAACCAATGCGGTCGGGTCATTGCTATATCCAAAATCCAAGCCGTAACCGATTAACTTTGCCTCATCGGGTATAGAGTCCACTAATTGGTAGTTACTGAATACAACGCCCTCTAAATTGCCTATTTCCCCCAAGCCGTAAACACGCCACCAATTGGCCCAATACTCCGATGTCTTGGCTTTCTCTTTGGCCTTTTCAATTTCCTTAACGATGCTTTTATCAAGGGCCTCATTATCCTTGTAAGTCAAAACCACCATCTCAGAATCGGGGTCGGATTTTAACTCGGTATCCACCCAAAATTCACTCACGGGGTTGTAATCCAAATAAATGAACCTACGGGTTCGGATTGCTAATTGGTAGTAACTTTCCCACTCAATGTTATTGCACTCGTTAATAAATAGCACGTCACGCCGTGCGCCTCGCAATTTGTCGGGTTGGTCTGCACTAAAAAACTCAATAAAACTATCATTGGAAAAAGTGTATGTTAAACTTGACTTGTTCCATTTGTCAGGCACGAACATCCCAACCATTTCCATAATTTTCAGAAAGTCACGAATCGCACCCCTTCTCAAATGAGGGATGGATTCCGCCACTACTGATATCTCACACCGTGGTGTTTTTACGGCATAGGTAATGAGCATTGGAATAATGCTAAACGTCTTGGAACTGGATGTACCACCACGCACGATTCTGACACGCTTCCGCATCCGTGCAATTTTGGTTTGAGCGGTGGTGGTTTGTAGCATTATAATAATGGGATTTGCTTTGTTGGTTTTGAGTAATTATCAATTAATGCAAAATTTATTATTGGTGTTCTTGCCCAATTATCATTCGTGTCTATTGGCATTCCTTTGGGAACCTCAAAAATATTTTTAAATATTGTTACGTTTTTAAGATTATGCTCGTCAATTAAATTATCCAAACGCCCACCCCTTGAGGCCGTTAAAACTAAATTAGTAGGAATATCGTTAATGCGTTTAACCCAATAATTAACTGATTTTGTATATGCCCAAAATTCTACGTTTGGGTTTTGTTTTGCGACTTTAACCCACATATCAAAATATACTTGGTTAAAAAAATCCCCCGCAGCGTGAATTCGTATTGCATTACACTCCTTTGGGATTACGGGAATGCCTCCATTTTTAACATACTCAAAATTATTCCACCTATGTTCCCTTACGGCTGGGAATCTTTCAGGACCCGCCGCATAGCACTTATATTGACCTCGGTGAATGTCAAATTTGCCCGTTAGCCTATCAACTGTGACTTTGCATTCCATAGCAAATGGGCAAGTGGTACCCGTAGGCAAATTCCACTCATATACAATACCTTCGTAATATTTTGTATTTTTAACAAACTTCATATCAAAATTATTTTTGTTCCTCAATAAGCCAATCTAAATACACTTTTGCTTTTTCCAAATCTTCAACCCCATTTTTGCGGTCAAACCTCCAAACGTATTTCATCACATTGCCTTTTAAGAACCCGACAAATTGTTGGGCTGACATTGAGGCCTTTATGGCTTGTATACATTCTATTTCGCCACCATAGTGGTCAGGGCTTATATTGCTCATTCTTTTATGTCTAAATCAATTCCGTTAAATATTGGCCGTTCGGTTTGCAAGTCGATAGGTTGCGTTGGCATCCCAAAGGTGGAATCCATTAATTGTTTATAGGCCGCTACGTCACCCTTACGGGCTTTGTGTATCATTGCCAATGTGATTAAATCTTCTTGGCTTAGGTTCTCATCCACGCCAGTTATTGGGTTCTTTGCATTCTGCATTGTTTCCAACCATTTACGGGCAATGGTGCTTCGGTTTTTGCTTCCTTTTGGTCGGCCGTTTGGGTTTCTAATTTCCCCAAATTCGGGTGGTTTTAAGTTTTCATTGTTTGCCATATTTCTCAAATTAGTTTCAAATTAAATTTAACAAGGTTTCAAAGCCGTGTTGGTTTACATAATCAAACCCATTTGCACCCATAGGAATTACATTCGGGCAAGGCTGAAATACCTCCAACATTCTTTTAATTTTTAAACCTTCGGCAATTGCAAAGGTCGATGATTGATTCCCGATAAATAACTTACACGAATTTAGTAAGGTTGCAGTTTGCAAAGCATTTTCAAGAATTATCCGTTCAGGCTTTATATAATGAATTTTACAAAAATTATCGTATTCGTGTTCCAAGCCGACAAAAACAAAATCATAATTGGCCAATATGCGATAATCGATTTTAGGATTACGATAACGCTCGGTTAAATTAACAACGATAACATTTTTGTATTGTTCATCCATTGGTGCCTCAATAAATGGGCCGCTTAAATCTTCTTGTAATTCGGGATATACATAACCGTGATTTCGCCTTAAATCCCCAGCGGCTACATTCAACCCAAACCTTCGAAATTGGTCGAAATTGTAATTTACTAAATTTCCATCGTGCTTTTGTACATTGGCAATATAACTTTGATATTCCAATAGTGGTTTAATGTAGTTATATGTGGTTTCGTTTATACAATATTTACCACTGGAATGGTTTGGAGTTGCTGATATTTCATTGAACCCAACATTAAAATTTACCTTCGCTTGGTTTATTTCCGCTGCACGTTTTACAAAGGGCAATGAGTATATCAAATCGCCTAAGTGGCCCGACTGCAAAACACGGATGATTTTTTCAAAGTGTTCCATAATTTTAAATTGTTTTTAATAGGTCTATTCTCTTTTGGTTTATTGTGTCAATGTTGTGGTGAACTTGGCAGTATTCAAAATTCTTTTGCCCTTGCTCTTTTAATTTTTTATTTTCAATCATCTCGCCAACGGCGGAAACCCAATCATTGTTTTTTACAAAGGTTACCCCCTCATTTTTAACGTGGTTGGTGTACGGCTCTACGTTACTCACGGCAATGGGTAATTTGTAAGCGGCGGCCTCAAGTATTTTTAATTCACTTTTGTGTCGGTTAAAATTGGTCTTTGTCAATGGGGCTAAAACGATATCCATATGAGCGTAATGTTTACCATACTGCACAAAATTAGTTATTTCGGATACCCAAAACCAATCGGGTCGGTCTTTCTTTTCGTGAATGGCTCTTTCCATTTCCAAATATAAAGGGTCTAAATGCTTGTAACCGCACAATAAAAAACGGGCGTTGTATTTTAGGCATATCGTTTCCATTTGGCCCCGTAACAATTTCAAATCTTCGAGGTGCGAAAAGCCTCCAACATATCCAATAGTAAAGGGATGCTCGGCGTTTGCGTTCCATTGGGGCGAAGTCTTATCGATATAATTTAGTAAAATGTGAACATTCGGGTTTATCTCGGCTACCTTTTCGGCAAGTTGCCAAGTGGTACACCAAACCATATCGGCTAATTTCAGGCTTTCAATTACTGATTTTTTTCCCTTTTCGTTATAGAATTTATAAGCGGGGTTGTATTTTGGTACATTCCAGTAATCATCTATATCCACAATTATTTTTAACCCCTTTGCTTTGGCTTCCCTTAACTTATCCATATTCACCAAGTATCTCGATATCACGCAAATATCGTACTCGGAAAAATCCACGGCGTTAATTTCATCTTCCTGAACGGCAAAGGTAATGTTTATCCGTTCCTTGAGGTAATCAAACGGCATAGCCAAGCGATGGTATTCTACCGCTCCGACCGAATCGATTAACACTATTATTCTATTGTTGCTCATCATCCGCAATGGTTGCTTTTTCAATACCTAAAACTCGGTAATGCACTTGGGTTAACATTTCCTTGTGTTGCTTTTTATCGCCGTACTTATCGTGGCACGGTCTACATAGGGCCATTATATTCCCAATATTATCCGCATACTTTGAACCGCCCATTCCACGGGCTTCGATGTGGTGCAAATCCTTAGCAACCGCTCCGCAGACTTCACAAAGTATTGTGTCGCTTTTGTCATAGCCAAAATGCTTGAAATATATTTGGGTATGTTTTTTCATTGGTATGGCAATAAAGGTATGGGCATCCAGTAAGTGACTTCATTTAATTGTTCGCCCGTGTGGGCCTCAAACCAAATACCCTCATCGTGGTATCCGACATAAGGCGTTTCGTTTCCCGACTCGAATACAAGTACGGGTGTGAAATCTTCGGGTAATGAATTTAATGTGTTACGATATGCTTTCATAAGGTTGTCCGTTTCTTTTTATTACAAGTGTAGGGTCTAACTTTTTCATTCGGTCAATAATCATTTGACAATACTTAGGGTCTAATTCCATCCCGTAGCATTTACGTTTTAATTGTTCGGCAACAACCATTGTTGTTCCACTACCCGTAAATGGTTCATATATCAAATCCCCTTTTAAAGAAAAATCCTCAACCATTTTTGCAGCAAATTCAATTGGATATGCTGCCCTATGTTCGGTAACTTCACCCGTTATTTGTGAACCCGCACTTTTTACTTGCCAATAATTCCAACGGCAATCATTGTAAGTTTGACTTGTATGGTATTTTTCATTGGCACTCATAACAAATACAAATTCACATCTTCTTGAATATATACCAACTTGAGGCAAATTTATTGAATGCGTCTTATCCCAAATAATTGTTTCCTTTACTCTAAATGGATTGTCATTAGAAAAGATAATTTTACCATAATTGTCACGGCTTTTAGCATTATAGGCTACATTCCAACAAACTGAATGTTCGTTAACATCTTTAAAAATTGATGCAGTTGTTAAGATACTTATACAAAAATTAAAATAATCCTCATCGCTTCTATTGTCTGCATTTTTATCTTCATACAATTTTACATCTTTTTTGCCAACACCAACCCCTTTTGTATGTAATAAATTGCCACAACTATTTCCTTGGTTGTATGGTGGTGAGGTTGCTAATAAATGCCAATTATGTCCATCCATTAATTTCGCCACCGCATCGCTATCTGTAGAATCCCCACATAACAAACGATGTTGGCCTATCTCAAAAAGGTCACCCAAAACAATATCCGTTTGGATTGTATCGGGTTGTTCGTAGTCATCCTCAACGGCATCGATTTCCTTTTCGTCAAAGTCCAAAGGCAAGTCCAAACCCCATTCGGCTAACTCTTCAACCTCCCATTCGTTCGCCAATTGCTCCCAATCCCACTCACCAAAACCAACATTATCTTTTATAATAAATTCGCTTTGTTGCTCCTTGGTTAGTTCACTGGCTATAATTATTGGGACCTCGGTCAATCCCGCCTCAATACAAGCCTTTAAACGCATATTACCACCCAATACAACGTAATCCGAATCCACTACAATCGGGCGGAGGTTCAGCATTTCGGGAAAATTACGGATACTTTTAACCAATTGGGTAAACTTGCCATCCTTAATATGCCTTGGATTGCTTGGGTTGGGCTTCAATAAGCCAATATCAACTATTTTAATGCTCATAAGTTTCGTAAACTTTGTTTATTTCCTCAACCATTTTAGACCATTCACGGGGGTTGCAAGTACACGGGCGGTAAATCCTTCTCGCCTGAAATATACGGCTCCATATTTGGCTTATTTGGTCTGCCATATCTTTGGTTAGGTGCGTTGCATTTTGGCTTTTGTAGTTTTGGAACCAATGAAACTCAACTTCGGTTAAACACAACGGTTGTTTTCCATACGGAAACATTTGGTTTAACTTTACTTTTCGCTCATCGCATCCGCAATCCTCACCCGCAATAAACTTAACAACCTTTTCAATACCCGTTGCCTTGGTCACCTTGGCTATCGTATCGCCGAGGCCTTGCGATGGCCTCTTTTTGGTCGATGGCTTCGCAGTAACTTTTATATTTTTCATTATTTTCGAATTTAATTAAATTTTTGGCATTCATCAAACGATTAAAAATTGAGTGTAGTGGGATACCCGTGCGCTTTTCAATTTCCCGCATCGACAATTTGTAAACGAAATGCAGTTCTAAAAGCATTTGGTCGTAATCGCTCATTTTATCGATGGTTAATTTTATTTCAATCATCAATTCCTCGTATTCATTTTCCGAATCATCGGGCGGTAAAATCGGGTCGTACAAAGTTTCATCGTAATACTCCCGTTTGGTCTTGCGATGGGCATCAACTATTTTGCTTCGCAGTATTGAAAAAATATACCAACTATTGACCTCCCCTTTTTTATACTCAATCCGTGCAACCATATCAATATCCTCGCAAAGTTTCAAATACATTTCCTGAACCACGTCTTCGGGGCTATCGCTACCCAAGTAATTGGCCATTTTAATCCATTCGGAATGTCGGGCGGCAATTGCTTCGATGGTTAGCACACTTCAAAGTTATATTTTATTTTGCAAATAATCATTAATACCATCCCTAAATTGGTCCATAGTGCGCACAATTATGTATTTATACCCTTTTTCCGTTGCGATTGCCTGAAATTCTTTTTGTTTATCCGACTGCCTACCCTTTTCCAATTTAACCTCAATCCATAATCCGTGGTAAGGGGCAACCGCTTCCATCAAAAACAAGTCAGCAACACCCGCCCGAACGCCCTCGGCTTTTAGTATCGCTCCAGTAATCGGGCTACGATTTCCGCCGTTGGGAATAGCCATTATATAACGGTTGGGATAGAAAAAATTAAACCACTTTACCATTGCGATTTGCAATTTGCTTTCACTCACGGGGCTATGGTGCTAAAAATCGGTGTTAAATCATCGGCCAATACTACCTCGATGCCTTCGGCAAATTCCACCTTTGCGGTTTT